ATCTAATCGTATCCGAACCAATGTTGGCAACGTCGCCCGCGTACAACAACGCGCCCGAATTTCGAATGGATGCCATGTCGGCAAGTATTGCGCGAACTTCATTTTCTATCATTGCGGAAAGTCTTAGGTTTCCTAAATCTGCATATGTAGTCATTTTTTTTCCGTAAAATTGAATTGTTTTATTATGTGAATGTCGTTTCGGTTTTCACTGTTATCGGGTGTGACCCGTTCCGAAGGATAATGGACATTCCCGACAATGTTCACGTTTTACGGGTGTGACCCGATTTGTCATAGTCCACACAAAACACTATATCAACAAAATGAAAATGTTGAACGACACCGTCACAATATGGACTTTTCATGTTATTTTGTGATGAACCAATTAACCAGGGGAAAACATGACCATATCAATCGAAACTAATTCATATCCAATCACGCGACGATTTGACATCAGCGACACGGCAACCGAAATAACGATTCCACGTGACGCGACAATGATTTCAATCGGTGGGACTGAAAAAATCAATTACTCATTTAATGGAAACGACGGGGATTCCTTCGGCGATGGTGTTTCGGACATCCAACATTTTTCATTTGTACCCGCGAACAACATGTGCCCGATTTCACTTGAAACGGGTCGACAATCCAATCGATCGATTTTTGTCGCGTCGGAAACATCGTCGTCTAAATTGTTTATGGTCATTGAAAAGAGTCGTTAACGGGTGGCGATCTAAACGGAAACACCCGCCCCAAATGGGACGGGTGAACCAACAACAAGTTTTTATATTTACAATGAAACGGCGATGTCAACACCTGTCAAAGCAACAGTCGACGTCACTGTGATTTGGGTTGATGACGTATACACTTTTTCCAATTGGATGTCGTTTCCGCTTGAATCCATAGCCGAAACTTGAACCAATCGTTCACCAAGATTGTGAGTCAATACCAAACCAGTATTCGCGGTCAATGATTGATTCGCGAAACCTTTTCGGATTGATGACAACATCACCGCCATATCACCCGACGCGTTATTGTACGTCAAAAGGTTTCCAGTTGCGGGGTCGGCTTGCACACTTGCGCGGGCGCGGGCGGTCGTATGGTATAAATTCGAACTACCTTCGGACACCAAATCGGTATCGGCATTTAAACTATATACACCGTTCGAATATGCGATTCCCGTTCCCGCACTGAATTCGGCGAAAACGTCAGACAACGCGACACCATATTCACCCGCGCTTTGATCGTAGGTCAACAATTGAACGTCAGGGGCGGAAACCGCTTTCACACCGAGCGCACTTTTGACACGGCTTTCGGTGTGATATAGGTTCGTGCCTTCGGCGACGTCGGATGTTGTACCGTTGAACGCGATTACACCGTTCGTATATGTGATAGCCGTTCCACCTGACAATCGAGCGTCGACGCGGGCGTCGGTATAGTATAAATTTGTACTACCTTCGGACACTAAATCCGAATCACCATTGAACGCGATAACGCCGTTCGTGTAAGTGATTCCCGCACCGCCTGACAATCGGGCGTCGACTCTGGCGTTCGTGAAATATAAATTCGAACTACCTTCGGACACGACATCCGAATTACCTGTGAAACTGAATTGTCCCGCTGAAAATGTCAGTCCCGCACCCGCTGAAAACATCGCTCGAATGTCGTCTTGTACGACGTCGAATTGACCTGTCGCGTTGTTGTATGTCAAAGCGTTTCCACCTGACAACAGGGCGCGAATTTGGGCGTCGCTTAATCCAGTATTTAATTGATTCCAATCGGCAACCGTACCCGCCGAACCGCCGTTGTGAATCCATGATTCAACAGGGGACGCGGTCGAAAGAATAACGATGTCGCCTTCTTGATGACTTGAACCCGTGTATACATTTGATACGAACAAATTGATCGTTCCGTTAGACGAATCGACGGTCGTTGAACCAATCGTCAACGGTTGAACTTTTAATTTGTTCACACCACCATCGGCAACGACTGACAAATAATTCGCCGAATCGGGATGGATTGCGTTTAATACGTTTCCGTGTAAGTATCCACGTGTAACCAAATGTTCGTCGTGTGATACCGTTCCTTTTTGTTTGATTACGCCTTCGGCAATTACTTCTTGCGCTAAAAATCTTTGAGCCATTTTTTTATTTCCTTGAATGAATGTTGATTCGAATCATTGTGATTCATCGATAATATATCACACCCGTTTCGGTTGTTTGAAATTGGACTGTGAATGTCGCCGTGTTGTTATGTGTGATTTCACCGAACACCAATTCGCCACCGATGACAATCCACACCGACGGCGGGAAACCCAAACCATGATTCACAATGATTTGATTTGTATTGGAAAATGAATGTTTTGTCGGAACACCCGCCCCGTCACTATATTTAAAATATGCCATGATGTTACCTGTTTGTAGTGTTTACAATTTGAACGCGCCCGATTTCTTTTTTTGTGAGTAATACGCTTGACGAATCGCGTCCCGATTTTTGGTGTAGAATTCTGGGTCGGTTGCACGGGACAACAAATCCGACGGGGGGACACTTGAAACATGTTTAACGCCCGCGTTCGATGTCGGTGGTTGTGTCGTTAGGGGGGACTGTTGATGTTGAACAAGGGCGGGATTTTGACGTTCAACATCGGGGGTTGTTCGGTTTCTTGATTGGATTCGGAAACGGTTGGATTGAAAAACGGACGTAAAACCGACGGCGCGTTTTCGGGGTTTTCTTTGATTGTTCCCAACCATTCGCCCAACGGGATTTGATCCTTTTTATTGCGACCCTTCATTTCACGTTCGAAAGCCCATTCGACCGCGTCCCGAATGTTGGGGTCGGTGATTCCATGTTCGCCGATTGTCGAATGTCGGTCGTATTGTGAACGGGCGGTTTTCAATTCGCTATTTAATGAATCGATTTGTCCGTTCAACTTTTCAACCAATCCCGCTGACGCTTTCGTTTCGTCCAATTGGGTTTGATATGAATCGATTCGGGATTCGTATTCCCGAACCTTTTCAGCATATTTCGAAATACGCGACGAAACGATTTCGTCGACGTCGGTTTTCATGATGTATTCGATTCCCTCGATGACCTTTATTTTTGACATGTTGTTTCCTGTTTTGGAAGGTTAAAAAATGTTTTGTTGTTGTATTCGAATCAATTTGGCGCGCGCGTCCTGTTCATCCAAATCGGGATGAAGGATTTGAATCGCGTCGATTTTTGAAATCAATCCCGCCGACAATAAAGACAATATGTGTTCACGTTGACTTTTTGATTCTTCGGGCGACAATTCGACCGCGTGATATTCGATTCGATAACCCGTTTCAGGATAATCGCCACCGATGAACCTGTTCGCAATCATCGCGGATTTTTCCAATGTTTCCACATCACCACGACGGAACGCGGGCGAATACCTTCGTTGTGTTTCTCTAAGGGATGAACGCGAAACGGCAATCGCATAACCCGAACGGGGATCGCCTGACATCTTTTGAACGTCGGCGGGATTGATTCCCGCACTTGACGCCAACCCGCGTTCGTATGTTGTGATTGATTCCAACATCTTTTCGACATCCCCGCCCGCTTGAAATTGTCCGATTTGGGGTTGTTGACCCGCTATCAAATCGGGGTCGGGATTAAACAACAACACGGACGACGGGTCGGTCGAAATTGCGTTTCGTCTTGATGCGATGTCGTTATCAAACATAGACATTCCCGCCGGAACTGCACCCATCATATAACGTTGGGGGAACGAACAATTTTTCGATAAATGTAAATAGAACGAACGCAAAACCGCCGAATTGAGTGTTCCCGCGATTATTTCCGAATTGTGAAACGCGTCGAACAAATCCCCCGTGATTTCCGCATGATATAAAGAGTAAGGAAGGAAGGGACGTCCGTTCGAATCCCGATAGGGATAACTATCGCCCGACATCGATTGTCCGATGTACTGTTCGGAAACGTTTTCCCCGATTTGTCCATTCATGTCGACCTTTAGAATCTCATAGATTGGATTGTTTATGTCTGTTATATCCAGGACATCAATCGTCCATTCGTATTCGTTACATATCTCACAAAATCGAACACGGTATTCGTGAATGACATCGGGTTTCGAAGGGTCGCCCGCCGGACTGTCAGCATAAATCAAATCAGGCGTAACAATACGATAAACCAAACCATCGCCCGTTGGGTTCACATCGATTCGAACAAAACATTCACGAATACCGATTGTATAAAATTGGATACGTTGCATAAGTGCCCAATAACCCGCCGACGATACCAAACCATTTCGGGACAATAGCCCGTCAGCCTGACCATCATATTCAACACCGACGGACACGTCAGGCGGTTCAAGATACAACGCACAAAGGGCGGATGTCGTCGCCTTGAAAATGTTCGATGACATATCGGGAACGCCCCATGTCGCTTGACGGTCGACAGGGATGTGATTTCCAATTTCCCGAATCAAATCGTCATGCCATTGACCCAACAACATTCGTCGTCGTAGTGCTGAATGTTCCCATCGACGTTCGGTTTCGGTGTCAGGGGCGACGGGTTTATTTGGAATAACTGTATTCATTTCACATCCTGAATGACTTGTGTTTTACGGGGGTTCGATACTTAACATCGACTATCGGCAATATAGCATATCGGAGCGCGTCGATACAATGTTTGTATTCCGACAACGTATCCATTCCCCCCGATTTCTTCATTGCCCAATGTTTGAACGATTTGATCGTCACTTTACAACGTGGGAAAATCTGAAATCGATTGGATGACATTTGTTCGTGAATCACATTGACACCATAATACACCGAAAATTTAGGTTTGTAAGCGGTACGGATTCGGAACGGTAATTTCCCTTTAGGGTATCCCAACACATGAGCGAACGCCGACGTCAACATCGTGTTAGACATTCGACCGTCACCACGTTTCGAACCACCGTGAACCCTGTCACCCGTCCATCGTTGAATGTTCGCGATTTCCAAACCGTTTCGGC